ATAAGGAGCTGATATCACTATGAGGTGACCCCTCAAAGTTAGACTTTTGCGAGACGACTTCGGTCGTCTCGTTTTTCTTTATGCAGCTAGAAGATGGAGCCTGTATTGAACAGGACTCATCCATCCTAACTTTTCTTTTATTCGTTTCTCATTGTAGTATTTTATAAAACGTTCTATCTCGGATTTTAATTCTTCGTAGCTATAATAAACGACACCATAGTAAATTTCTTGCTTGAGTAGTCCAAAAAAGTTTTCCATTACAGAATTATCCAGGCAGTTTCCTTTTCTAGACATACTTTGAAATATTCGTTCTTCTTTTAGTCTATGGGAGTATGCCTTCATTTGGTAAGCCCATCCCTGATCAGAGTGAAAGGTTCTTCTGTATGGACAGTCTGCCGTGATTTCAATTGTTTCATTCAAAGCGTCCATTACATTTTTAGCAGAAGGTTTCTTGTCAATTCCGTAACTTATAATCTCGCCATTGCACATATCCATAAACGGATCCAGATAAAGCTTATGCATAGTCACATGCCCTTTCTCATCAACTTCATAATACTTAAACTCAGTCGTATCAGTAGTGATTTTCTGATGGGGAATATGTGTATTAAAACGCCTGCGAATCCTGTTAGGAGCAACAGTCCCAACCTTTCCTTTATAAGAACTATATTTCCTGCTCTTACGAGTATATGATGTTACCTGTAATCCGAACTTTTGAACAATGCGTTGAACTTTCTTTTTATTTATGGAATATCCCTGATTTCGAAGTTCTCCAAGGATTCTACGATATCCGTAATCCTTATGTTCTTCACGAATCTCAAGTATTTTTTTCTCAATTTCCCGATCTGGGTTTCCTCTATCAAAACGCTTTTGCCAATACATATATGTGGCTTTTGGCATACCAGTATATGAGAGAAGGTCTTTTAATTTGAACTGTCTTCGGAGACTGCTGATGATTTTTGCCGTTCTCTCATTTTTGCTTCGTCCTCTAAACGCAGTCTCCTCAGTTCTTTTAAAAATGCATTCTCGATTCTTAATTTTAGGAGCTCATCCTCTAATTCTTTTATGTGTTCAGCACTAGTATCGACACCCCTATCATCTTGAACCTGTGGCTTATTATCTATCTTAGGTTTATCCAATGTTTTTTTCCGACCTTTCTTGTGAGATCTCAAAGCATCAGGACCTGCAGTACGAAAGCGATTAACCCAGTTAGTAATCATGCTCGGATTAGTTATACCTTCCTGAATTGCTAATTCCTGATATGAGATTTCACTTGATAGATATAATTCTACAACATTAAGCTTCTTTTCAAAAGAATATTTTTCTTTTTTGCGAGAACGCGTTAGTCCTTCATCACCAAAAGCATTATAATTATCTATCCAAAGCTTTACTTTGCTGTCAGAAGGAATACCATACTTATTTGCAAGATAAGTGTAACCACCTTCGCCATTTAGGTATGATTTAACAACTTTCTTTTTGAATTCAAAACTATATTTAGCCATAAAAATACCGACCTCCAATCGTTAGATTCTTAGGTCTAACTTTTGGGGGTCGGTACAATTATACACCTCCTTTTTCTTAAAATGTAGAATGTAGACAAATTTGGAGTAAATCTACATTCTGTTTAATTCAATATATAAGATTCGAACTTATATTTTAAACACCGACTGTTTATTGACTTAGATAAAAATATAATTATACTACCCTTATTTTTGACGACACTTTTGACGACACTTTTTTCGTACTATGACGACCTAAAACGGTCTAAAATGATACTTTTTGAAAATCCTCAATCTTCTAAGTCCGCATAAACACTGGATTTCTGTGGTGTTGTAGTAATGGACTAGAGGGGAGTCGAACCTTTCGTCAAACTCTTATACCCCTTGATTTTACTGGCTTCCCAATGTGTTATTTTGTTTTGACGACACTTTGACGACACTATTTAGCAAACTTTTACCATATTCATTGCTATTGCTTCTTGCTCTTTAATTACATGAATATACTTATTATATGTGATGGTTATATTAGCATGTCCTAATAGCTTACTTACAACTTCAATTCCTACACCATTTCTTAATAATGTTGAACCAAATGTGTGTCTTAAAGTGTGTAATGTTATATGTTCGTCCGATTTAATATTTCGTGTTAATCTATCAAGACTACGTTGAAGATTTCTTGCACATTGTCTTGTATTATTTTTACAACAACAAAAATAATCACTATTTATGTTGTTTCTTATGTCGTATTGTTTTAGTTCTTGAATATAATGTAAAGTATTTTCGTTAAGTTTTAGATATCTTTCACCTGCGACAGTTTTTGTGGAATTTTTTAAAGCTAAACTCTGTTTTTTACATTGTGAATCTAATGCAACTTTTGTCTGTATTGTTTTATTAATTTTAACTATATTATTCTTAAAATTAAAATCATCCCATGTTAATGCAAGTACCTCGCCTGTTCGCAACCCTAGATTCAACATAATAATTAAAACTAAGAAGTCTCTTCCTTTATATTCATCTATCGTTTTGTATTTAGATACAGCTTCTTTTTTAAATTGCTCTAACTGCTTATCTGTTAATGAAAATTGTTCTTTAGTTTTAACAATAAGATAACTTTCTGTTGGTAGCTTAATATCACTACATGGATTATTAAATATAATTTTTTCTTTAATTGCTGTTTCAAAACATGGGTTTAATAATTGTATGATTTTTTTTAATCCAGATAAAGCTAATGGTTTTTTCCCTGATTTTAATGGAGGATTGGCAAATTCCTTAATAAAGACATCTATATCTTGAGATGTAATATCACAGATATATTTATTGCCGATATAAGGTTTAATTTGATGTTGATAAACACTGTATAACCTAGTATAACTAGAACCTTCAATTGTTCCAAATTTATAATTACTTAGCCAATATTCCACATAATCATTTAACTTAATTTTTTTTGTTTCTTTAAATCCATTATTAATTTTTTGAAGATAGGATTTAACCTTATTTTTTACTTCTACTTTTGTATTACCATAAAAGCTTTTTCTAATACCATTGATTGTAATTTTAGCCTCAAACCTATCATCTTTTCGTTGCATTATATTCATATTATTAATAGTTGCCGATATATTGATACTATTTATAATTATCACACCTTTCTTTTACATCAATATAAGGGCAGTACAATTATGACTTAATCATAATATGTCTGCCCTGTTTTTTCAATGATTAATAATATATTTCTTCATTGATATGTTCTTTGATCCATTCTTCCAATATGGAAAATGTTGTTATATAATCATTACCAATTTTCATTAGGGGAAGTTCTCCTGATTTTATTAGTTGTTTTATCTTAGTTTTTCCAAAAGGAAGAATGTCATATAAATCTTTTTGGCTTAAAACCTTATTTTCCATATTTATGCCTTTCCCGAACTACCAAAGCCACCATTTCCTCTAACTGTATTACTAAGATTTTCCGTTACCTTAAATCCAAACTGTTCTACTGGCTGAATAATAATCTGTGCGATTCTATCACCTTCAGATACCGTTCTTACTTCATTACTCTGATTATATAGTGCAACCATAATATTACCTCGATAGTCTGAATCAATCACCCCGACCTTATTGGCAGGAGCTAATCCCTGCTTGCAAGATAAACCACTTCTAGCATAAACAAGACCGACATATCCATTAGGTATTTCCATCACAATTCCTGTGTCAATAAAAGCTGTTTCGCCAGGAAGAATCTCCACTCTATTTTCTTCATTATGTATTACTGCATATAAGTCTGCACCTGCTGCAAATTCACTACCATATGTAGGGATCTTTGCATTCTTATCTGTTTTCTTAATATTAATTATTTTCATACGTTTTTAAAATTCCTTTCTTGATTAGTTTTATTATTTCTGTATTGATATTCTCTGTTATTATCCTATTCACTTCACTATTTGTTTCATTATAGTATGGATAATATGTAGAACCTTCTGATTGAATATCATAAGTAAAAATATTCTCTTCCATATTTATATAAAAATACGCATATATGGTTGTTTTATCGTTCCATTTATATATAGGAACATATAATCTATAATCACCATTTTCCTTATATCTAAATCCGTAATCAAGCAACTTATTTTTGGTTACAGATTTATTCACTTTAATTCTTCTTACTTCACCCATCATTACATCTCCTTAATTTCATTCTTAAGATATTTGAGATATTCGTCCCATTTGCCAATCATGTAGATATATTCCTTACCCTTGACACATTTGAGTCTCATATCTGCTTTAATATTCTCCCAATTGTTTTTCTTTGTAACCAAAGTTTGTAAATAAGAATGTGTCATTCTACTTAGGGTTAAAAGCTTCTCAGGAGGAATTTTAGACACGATTTCTTTGTACTGTGTCAATTTATCATCTGGGATTTTAAAATTAGATTTTGGGAGATTTTTGGATGAAAAAGGACTTATTTGAGAGCCTGATGTTCTTGGTTTTAGTAAAGGAATAACCTTGTCTGAATTGACATATTTGAACTTAAATAGAATTTCAGAATCCGTTTCTTCAATGTCAAATATAAGAGACGGATCATATTGCTGAATTGTTTTAATAATATTATGTCCTCTTATTAAAGAAGGAATATATGCTTGTAAAGTATTATGCCCATGATAGAATACCTTGTTACCATATTGACAAGATATATAACAATCAATATCTTCTAATGTGCCATTGAGCTTACGATTAAAATCGTTTGTATCTTTATTTACAGGACATAAGATTCTATATTTTCCTTTAAACTTATCGTATAAATATCCTATAGTTGTTCACCTCTCTTATTAATATTCCTCATACTCTTGTTCATCACTTACTTTAGGAGCGTTCTTTTCTGCTTCTAAGACAGTATCTAAACACTCTTGTCTTGTTTTAAATATCGTTTTATCTAACTTGTTGTAAGAAAATAGATAAGCATGTTTGTCACGCTTATCTGTTCCAACGAAATAATCATCTCTAACTGTCCTTACATATAAATCACATACTTCATATATTCCTACTGGTTTGAGCATTCGAGCATAATAGACCATTTTACCTTTTTGAACATCTGTTTTATTCATTATTCTTCCTTACCACCATTTTTTACAAATTCTAATGCATTATAAATACCTACCGCATATCCTTTAACACGATCAAACTGCAAAGGATTTTCTTTAACGGCTCTTTTCTCTACATCTTCGGCAAGCTTTAACTCTTTTTTCAATCTTTTAATAACCCTTTTATGGTTTTCAAGTGACTGTATTGCTGATTCAATAGCTTCAATATGTTCACCTGTAGTTCCTTGTATATAACATAAATCGCAGTTGTCACATTTCTTATTATTACAATCTTCATGAATACCCTTAACTTGTCTTTTCTGGCATTTAAGATATGCTTTTAATTTTTCTAATGCTTCTTTATCATTCATAATTATTCCTTAATTACTCGCAATACAAAACCATTTTGTTCTGAGCAAGAGATTGTTTTACATCAATAACTCTTTGGTTTTTCGAACCCCTCCACCTTAATGTAAGGTCTTTTTGCTCATCTATATATTCTCCGTCAACCACGATATTACATAACTTAATGATTTCTCTGCGTTTAAAATTATTTAATCCTTCTTGAGATAAACATAACGATTGTCCTCGAAAGATTTCTGAATAAGAATACCCTGTATACAACCAGATAGTTTTCTTAGGAAAAGAATTGCGGACTTGTTTGATTAAAGATAAGATTTCATCGAGATTCTGTTCAGCTAAACACTCACCACCGAGGAAAGATATTCGCTTGATATATGGTCTATTAATAAGTTTCATGAATTTGTTTTTTGTTTTTTCTGTCCATTCCTTACCGCCATTAAAGTCCCATGTATCAGAATTAAAACAACCAAAACAGTGAAATGGACAACCTTGAACGAAGAGGGAGACTCCTACTCCCTCTCCATTTGAAATATCAAGGTTACGCATACTTGAATATCTCATATTATTCCTCCTCAATGTCGTCAAGATGTGGTACTCTATCATGAATATCACCAAGTCTACCTTGATTCCATCCATTGCGTGCCGTACCTTTGTATCCACAAGTTCTACGAGTAATATCCATAGTTCTTACATCTCTATTGCCACAATTAGGACACTCCCAAATTAACTTACCACCTTCATCAATAAGTTTGATTTCTTTACTCCATCCACATTTCTGACAATAATCACTCTTAGTATTTAATTCAGCATACATATTATTGTTATAAATGAATTTCATTACTTCAAGTACAGCAGGAATATTATTCTCCATATTTGGACACTCGATATATGAAATACTTCCACCTGGACTTAATCTTTGGAATTTAGCTTCAATACGAAGCTTCGCAAAGGCATCAATATGTATAAATACTGGGATATGATAAGAATTTGTGATGTATGTACGATCTGTAACTCCCTCAATAATGCCAAATCTCTCTTTAAGTTTTTTTGCAAACTTTTCCGTAGTCGCCTCCAATGGAGTTCCGTATAAGCTGTAATCAATATTTTCATCTATTTTCCATTGAGAGCATTTATCATTCAATGCTTGCATTACTTCAAGACCGAATTTTTCTCCAATACCTTCATCACAATGATAATGTCCAGTCATATACTTAACACATTCAGCAAGCCCTGCATAACCAAGGGATAAAGTTGAATAGCCACCAAAAAGTAGTTTGTCAATAGGTTCACCCTTTTTAAGTCTTGCAAATGCTCCGTGTTGCCAAAGAATAGGAGCAACATCTGACTTTGTTCCACGTAATCTCTGATGTCTAATCTTTAATGCTTTGTGACATAACTCTGTACGTTCGTCAAATATACGCCAAAATTCATTGAAATCTCCACCTGATGATAATGCAATATCTGGCAATGATACAGTTACAACACCAGAATTGAAACGTCCATAGAATTTCGGTTTACCATCTTCATCATGCCATACTGTTAAAGCACTTCTACACCCCATTACAGGATAACAGTTACCATCTTTCATCTCTTTCATAATTTTTTCTGAGATATAATCAGGAGTTAATCTCTTCATAGAACATTTAGCTGCCATCTCAGTAAGATACCAATATTTATCTTCTTCATGAATATTGTCCTCTTGAAGAACATAAATAACTTTTGGAAATGCAGGTGTAATATAAACACCTTCTTCATTCTTTACACCAAGATAACTTTGGCGAAGTTCCTCTTCAATTAACATAGCTAAATCATCTTTTTCTCTCTGATTATGTGCCTCGTTGAGATACATGAATAATGTAATAAATGGAGCTTGCCCGTTAGTTGTCATGAGCGTTGTGATTTGATACTGAATTGTCTGAATACCTTTTTCAATCTCTTTTTTCAAGCGTTCTTCCGCAATTTTATTGATTACGTTCTCTAATTCTTTTCCTTCTAAAAAAGTATTAGCAATGTCACATAACTCATGTTCTACTTCTTTTTTAATTTTTTGTCTTGAAATATCTACGAATGGTGCAAGATGTGCTAAAGATATACTCTGTCCACCATACTGACTTGAAGCGACTTGTGCAATAATTTGTGTTGCAACTGTACATGCTGTAGAAAAACTATGTGGTTTTTCAATCAGTGTTTCGCTAATTACTGTACCGTTTTGTAACATATCCTCAAGATTAATAAGACAGCAGTTGTTCATATACTGAATAAGATAATCAAGATCGTGTACATGAATCAATCCATCATCATGAGCTTGTACTATCTCAGGTGGTAGAATATACCTTCTTGATGCATCCTTACTTACAATTCCTGCTAAATAATCTCTCTGCGTTGTATTAAGTCTTGGGTTTTTATTAGAGTTTTCGTTATTCCAATAGTCACTTTCTCCACTCAACAATTCTGTGATTTCTGTATCAATTGTATTCTCGTTTTCTCTCTGAAACTCACGAATACTTCTATATCCCTCATATGCTTTTGCAGTAAGTCTCTGCTTCTTAGTAATCAATTTATCATAAACCATTGATTCAATATCAGAGATACTTACTTCGTCTTTTTCCTTACACTCTTCTTCAATCTCATTTGCAATGTCTTCTGCAATCTTTGGTTTCACAATACCTGAACCATTCTTCATAGCTTTAAGAATTGCCGTTGAGATTTTTGATTTGTCAAAATTAACTTCTGAACAATCTCTTTTAATTACCTTCAATATTTATTCCTCCTCAAATCCAATAACATTACCATCATTAATAACGACTCTTGTATTCTTACATTCAAACAATTCAATGCAATCACCAGTAGTAATATTATCCATGTTAATTTCTGTAGTCTCTCTTAACATAATTAATCCTCCAATTCTGCTTTATATATCTGATGAATCATATTCCAATCCCAACAATGCTTGCCATTCCATTCTTTATTCCAAGAATAAATTTCACCAAAGCAAATCTTTGTTTCTGCGTTAGAAGTCTCAAGATTATGTGCAGAATCATCAATAAATAAGCCACCATTCATATCTATATGAGATTTATCTTTATATTCTTTAAGATTAACTCCTATAAACTGACAAAACGGAAGATGTTCTTTACACCACTTTTCCTTCGCCCTGAGATTGGGATTATAACCAGAAGAGACAATGATAACTTCACCTTTTAAAGCAAATTTTCTTAGTGTTTCATAAGCTAATGGCATAAATTTTAACCTATCAAAGAATCGCTGTTGATTGAAATATGTATTTATATATTCTCTACTCGCACAATTAAGTTCTTCAAAATCCCAAGTCTTAATCTGTTCTGGAAGGATATATTTGTAATCGCTATAATACCTAAAATCTTCATTATATAAATCACATATTGCAGCAATTGTATCTACAATAACTCCGTCAAAATCACAATAAAGTTTTATATGTTGTCACCCCAATCTAATAATATATTTGGACATTTATTATTCTTGTCCATTTTATAATTCTCTCTTAAAATTAATACATTATATGGAATATTCTTATAATACCTTACACATTCCATATAAGGACAAGTCCTATTACTGCAATAGATCTTGTCCTTCTGATTTTTCTCTGTTATTCTTTTCTTTGATTTCATCCAGCTCCTTACATATTAAGGCTGTCTCAAAAGCTGTTCTATTTTCGTTATGTACAATATAATCAACTTTCTTAAATATATGTCTAAAATCCTTTTTGTCAGCCTTATACCTTCTTTTAGATTCAGTTTTATCAACATCTCTATTCAGCATTCTTCGTTTAATTTCTCTATTGGACACTTTAATATAAATAATCGTTACATTCTCATTAATTTTACTCATTACCTTATCTAAAGCATCAGGTGTAAGAATAATAACAGAGTGTGGCTTACTATAATCTTCAAGTAAAGAACCATAATACCAAGCTCCTGAGACAGTTTCATATATTCTGTATTCCGCAAAACTGCCACAGTTAATCTTGGTTAAGAAATTCATCTTATTTAAAAAATGATATTCTCTTCCATCAATCTCTCCTGGTCTTGGTGGTCGTGTAGTACAGGTTATAATTTTGTTGTAACCCATCTTCGCTAATTCCTTAACCACCGTATCTTTTCCAGAACAACTCTTTCCAACAAGTATTATCATATTTTTTCAAATCCTTTCATTTCGTCAACGAATCTTTTTATCACCAATGAATCATCACAATAAAGACATACATTAATTGGTTCAAGTAGATTTAGTGAGAATATTGCCATTATTGACTTAGCATTGACTTCATATCGGTGTGACTTAATTGTTATTTCTTCATCATATTTCGTAACTATTTCAACAAAATTCTTAACTCGTTGAATAGTGTCTAAAGTAATAACCGCTGTTGTCTCTAACATAGTTACTCCCTTTCATCTTTCATAAATTCTTATATAAGCTATTTCACCTTCAAATCCATCTATCTTAGATACATCTCCTGTATTACCCCAACGATTTGAGATATTGGGAATGAGTGTGTTTGTATGTACTATAAACTCAACAATTGAACCATTTGCAACTGTATACTGGTTAAGAGAATCTGTATGTTCATCATCTTTAACATCAGCTAAGACACATGGAATAACTTCTCCGCTCTCTAAGACAATATCAAACTCAGTTCCTATATCAGTTGAGTAGAATGAACCTAAAGCACAAGCATATCTATTACCAATCATATATATTCCCGTGTTATAATCAAGAAGAAATGTTGATTTCATAGCATATTGCTTTGAGCTTTTATCCCTAATAGTATCTGCGTCCATATAGGATTTAAAAGGCTTATTTTCTGGAACAGGATAATCTGTATACTTTTCCAAATATTCTTCAATTTCGCTCTCTAAACTCTCATATTCCCTAGCGATAATTTGTTCCATAGCTTCTTTTTCTTCTAACTCTTTTTGAGTCTTTTCTTTTTCAAAATTCTTTTTTAGGTCAGTAAATACTCTTGAATATATGTACTGACCTTCCTGTGCTGCTTTAGCAGTTTGTATATTATTTTGTCCCCATAAGGGGACTATACAAGTTAAAGCTGAAGCAGTTAATAGCGATCCTGCTACTAATCTTCTTACCTTACTTATCTTTATCACCTGCTTTCTTTTAGTGTGAGATTGATTAATCTCAATAAAATATTCTCTGAATTACTTAATAATCATTTGTAAAAATTCTTCTTCTGAAATAATTGGGATATTAAGCGATTTTGCTTTCTGATTTTTAGAACTTGCTGAGTTGATATCATTATTTATAAGATAAGATGTTTTAGAACTTACAGAACCTACGACTGTACCGCCATGAGTAACTATATCGGCTTTCAATTCGTCACGATTTTTATAATGATGTACTGAGCCAGTTACAACGAATGTTTTACCTTGTAATGTATTTGGGATTTCATCTAAGACTATATTAGGTGATTCAAATTTAAACTCTTTTGATAGTTCAAATATTTCTGAACAATGTATATTAAAATACGAATTTAAAGAATTTATAAGGCTATCTCCTATTCCTGATATACTTCTAAAATGTTCTGCGCCATCAGTAATCATAATTTGCATAAAATTACCTATACTTGAGGTATTCTCTATTGTACAATTTTCAGCAATATCCTGACTTGCTGATTTGCCGAGTAAAGGAACGGATAAACTAAAAAGAAAACGATCAAGAGTTGTTTTACGAGATTTCTCAATAGAGTTAAGAAGTTTTTCTACTGATTTCTTACCAAATCCATCTAGGGTTTTCATTTCGTTTTCATGATCTGATAAGTGATACATGTCCTGAATTGAATTTAACCAACCAAGATTGATGAATTTTTCAATTGTAGATTCTGAAAGATTTTCTATGTCCAACGCATTTCGACTTGCTGCATGAACAAGTCTACCTAAAAGTTTACCTTTACAATCTGGATTCTCACATATAAGTACCTCAGAGTCGTTCTCTTTAATAATTCTTGTAGGTTGACCACATATAGGACATTTATCTGGAATATTAAAATTACCACTCTTATCAATGCTATCATGTACTTTAGGAATGACCATATTTGAACGATAAACTCTAATTCTATCTCCAATACCAAGCATCATATCTTTAATATATGTAACGTTATGAAGTGTTGCCCTTGTTGTAATTGCTCCATTTAAGTCTACTGGCTCGAAGATTGCCACGGGATTTATTAATCCTGTCTTAGAGGTATTCCATTCAATATCTGTAAGTACTGTTTCAAATAATTCATCTTCATACTTATAAGCCTTAGAATGTCTAAAATATTTATCCGTTCTTCCCATAGATTCAGCAATTTTATAATCATCAACTGCCATAACAGCTCCATCATAAGGTATATTATGAAAATCAGCTTCATATCTTAAATCTTCAAGCATTTTTGAGAGATTTTCTTTGTCTGAAGAATTATTTGAATAACTCCACATTGGGACAATTTCAAATCCATTACTTTCTGCTCTTTTTAAATCAAAGAAAACTGACTTATGCTCAAATCCCTTAATTACTCTCCAAGCCACAAACCTCATATTTCTACTTGCAGCTTCTTTGCTATTAAGCAACTGTAATGAACCAGATACGAGATTCCTTGGATGTTTATACTTCTTATCTTCTGGTAATTTATCATTAATCTCTCTGAAAGTATCCCATCCAATAATTGTTTCGCCATCAATAATAAGTTCATCTTTATATGGAATTTCCCTTGGTACGTTCTTCATTGTTAATACATTCTGAAGGCATTCAGTACCTTTCACTCCATTACCTCTAGTTTCTGCACCGATTAACTTACCATTAATATAATGAAGTGAGGTGGTTAAACCATCACACTTTACAGATAAAAAGCCATTTTTATCTCCAAGAAACTCAATTAATTCATCAACAGATTTTGTTTTATCAAGAGAAAGCATTGGATGATTATGCTTTACTTCTTTTAGTTCATCTGAAATTGAATAACCAACATTATGTGTTGGACTATTAAATAATACAATACCAGTCTCTTCTTCAAGATTTATTAATTCATCATACATTTTATCCCATTCATAATCAGGCATAATTGGAACTTGATTATAATAAGCATATGAAGCATTATTTAAATCTTTGATAAGTTGTTTTATTCTTTCTAACTTATCCATCTATATCCTCCTTTCCTACAAAATAGACATTTACTGTCTCTTTGGTCTTCTGCCACAAGATTTACTTTCCGTACAATATCCAACTTCTTCACATTTTGCATGGAAAAGATTATCTACAATCCACTTCCATTCATCTGAATATTCTCTTAAAGCATTACAAATGTCATTGAACATTTTTCTGTACTCGTGATATGCTCTGCTACATGTTCTTACTCTGCTCATATCAACAAGACTCCTAAGATTACGTTTGTCCACCATTTTTGAAGAGTATGCTAACGGAAGTAACATTGTCGCATCTTCAATTGGAACTCCATTATTAATTAGATGTTGAATATTAGTGTTGACATATCTCATAACACTATGCCATGTCGCAGCAACATCTTCATCTTTGCTGATTGATTGTGGTGTTACATAGTCAAATCCATTACCCTTAGAATAATCAATATATCTTGTGCTTGCTTGCAAACGTGAAGGTGAACCACCGATATGTGTGTAATACTCTCTCAAAATTTTCGCAGAATATCCATCAATGATCATTTCTACATTTACAAATTCCATAACACGTCCATGTCCAGACTTGATACAGTCAAGACCACGTTTATAATTCTTCTCATTATCTGTTATATTGGCATTCCAACATGTGCCAGCCCTCATTCCCATTAGTGTAATAGGATTCTTTGTTGTTTCTGGTAAAATTGTAATTGTTCCCATTTATTCCTCCTATAAAAATTCTTTATAAATAAATATTGCTATGAATATTAGTAACAATATAGTTATCAATAACACTGCCATTGTTTCTCCAATTAATAAGCCGAGTATGTAAACAATTCCTCTAACAGCAATACAAACCATTGTAGCTAACAGAAACCATAACAATGTAAGCATTATTGATTTTAATATTTTCTTCATTTCAATCACCTTTCTTCCAAAGAAATAATGGTTTCTTGTTATCTCTCATCAACCAATTCTTCTAACACACCACCAATTTCAGCAACAATAATTCCTACTGCTAATGGAATAATCGAACCATTCACTAATGTTACAATTCCACCAATTACTCTAATTGCTGATTTTCCTAAACTAATAAATAAATGTCCTTTACTGTTCATTTTTAATTTCCTCCATAATTTCTTCTACTATGTATTCACAATTTGAGTCTGTAGAAGCAATCTCTTCATATTTAATATTGTACTGATTTAACTTATCAATAATTTCTTTTCTCACTTCTTTTGCTTCGTCTTCATTCTGGAATCTTCCTTCGTTTTCATAAGAATGGTGTCTTGTGAGCAAATAATTTCTATTATTGTATGAATTAAACACATTCAGTACAGTCTTATTAAAGTCTTCTCCCAACACTTCGTCAGTGTTATATACGGCACATAAGATTAATGGTGAATCAACAACCATAACCTGCACTTTATTCTTAACTCTACCCATCTTGAATGATTGTTTGCCAAATAAATATTCCTGGTGTTTAAATACTTCACCATTATTTTCATATACCTTATCCTTGGCAAACTCTGAAACATATTCAGCATTGATACCGTGTCTTTTTAATTGTGCTGTAATATCCATTGCACAGGTACTCTTACCTGCTGATGGTTCTCCAAATAAATTTATAACAATTGTGTCCATTTTTTGTTCTCCTTTCTTGTTACTTCAATAACATGTAAATTGCCAACGGATAATAGATATAATCTAACACCATATTAAAAAGCAATTGGAATCTGTGGAACTTAAAATTTCATTTAAGGATTTTATATTAAATAAATCTTCTGCTTGCAATCTTTTTATATATGTTTTATATTTCACATAAGGGGGATATACATATGAATAAATTAAAAAATCATAAATTGGTAATCAAAAACATTTTCTTTACAGTTGTTCCAGCAACTATTTTTCCTTTAATTGACAATTTAGCAGTGTTTAATGAAACTTCTAAGATAGTTTTTATTATAATTGCCATTATTTTTATCATTTATCAAGTAGTTACTTTATCTTTAAAAGAAGAAAGAAATAATCAAAAGCTACATGAAGATTTAGACAATTATCAAAAATACCAAATGTCTCAAAAAATTCTTAATAGTACCATAGAGGTAGAAAAGATTAAAAGAAATTTATTAAAAGTAGACATCCTCCCTGATTATAAAAAGGACGTACTATTATATAACCCTCATGAATTTGTAGAACAAATTTGTTCAAACATTAAATTATTAATATCCAATATTACCGAAATTGCATTAAGCTCATTTTCTGTTTCATTTATATATCAATATCCAGAGAACAATTCAAACTGGCAATGGATAACAAGAAAAAATAGTACAATAAATAACGACTTAAATAATTTTATTATGGATGATAATTTCCACTCATATTTTAACTATATAATAACCAATAATCTTTCATCTCATTTTGAAAATAATAAAGAAAATCTCGTTAAAGAAGGACATTATTGGATAAGTGAAAATGATAAACGCTATTCAACACTTGGCTCTATTGCAAGTTATAAAATGACATTTATGAAAAACGAAACAATATTATGCGTTGGATATTTAGTTATCTCTACATACGGAACAACGTTTGTGGAAGATGATGATCCAGGAAAAATAGAATATTTTAAAAATCTACTAACTAACAATATAATTCCATCATATCGTCATTTAATTGAATCTGAACTCGGATTTATGTATGTAAGACACGATATCATGGAAAATTCAAAACCATAATAAAACAAATAGTCTATTATATTTCGTCTAAGAATGTTTACATCTTCTGGCATTCTTAGATGAAACTGTCGTTTATTTTGTTTCGTATTTAGCTTTTAATCTTTCTAATTCTGCAAGTTCTTTTTGTTTAATTTCTTCTTCTTTTCTTATTCTCTCTTTTTCTTTGAATGGTGCTACGAATTTATCATTCATCAATTCAATATTCTTTTCGTAAATTTTCCCATCTCCATAAGAACGAAGTTCAGCTAAATAATCTTGAGCAATTTTTTCTGCTAATCTCCTATCATCATGATCAATATTGACAATAAAGCATACCCAGTTATTTTTAAGTAACGTACCTTGTCTTACGCTATTACATCTTAAATCATTATCAATATAGCAATTATACCTTTCAGGTTCTTCTCTCATAACCCATCTGTTTTCATCATCTTTACAATCAAATAAAACTTCATGACAGTATTTTAATGATACTTTTGATAAATCTTTTTCATTAGTTAAATCTTTTAATGGCTTTACATAGTCACCATCCCCACATAAACAGCAATATTTTTCTGCATCTTGACGATTGTTGAAATATCCGACTACATACCAGTCACTATAACAACCACCAAATACTCCATAAACCATATTTGTACCTCTCTTTCATATAAAGGACAGACATAAAATCCGTCTTTCCTTGGCTTTTATAACCACTCTTCTTCGTCTACATCATAATATAAAGGAGCTTCGCTGCAATCATACCAACAAAACTCTACGGCTCTTAAATCGTCTCTTTTCACATCTGGATATATCTCACTAAATAATAATAGATATTTATTCGCTTCATTCTCAGTAAGGTATCGTGATTTTCCCCATTCGCCACCATTGTCGTCAATTTTTGATTCAAGAACATAATCTAAATACTCATCGTTCTCTACAACAGCTTTTTCAAAATATCTTGGTAGATTCATATCAAATAAATCAGTGAATTTATCTTCTAAGTCCCACAATGAAGATACTGATATTTTATTCAAATCGACTTTGCATCGAATAACTCTCATATATCTGTAATCACTCATATAATCTCCTCCATATCATAATTCTCTCTTATATAGTTACATAACTCTTGCATTATGGTCTTGATGTGTTCATCATCCTTTAGGGAAGGATGAATATTACACATACAAGAACCTTTTACACCATTCTTTTTAAACAGCTTCCAATTGAATGTAATCCACAACAGAGGAACTTTAGTAAGATTTTTCGTAAATAATCGTGTTAAAATTTTCATATAACATTACTCTTTCTTTTAATTCCTATTATTGGTTGTGTGATACCAGCTAACTCTAATTGTCTTATAGACTTTCTAAATACATAATCAATATTTTCTGTACCTTTAATAGTTCCATCTTTTTCAAGATGTTTATTGGGAATCCATACATTTTGATTTGTATGATTAATCACAAATCTCTTTGCTTTCATATTTTTATATTTTCTTGAAACCAAATTTAGAGGGATATTTTTATAATACTGAGTTTCATAATTCACGACTTTTACCTCCTACTGTATTATTCTCTCTATCGAAGATAATTCTTTAAGAAATATTCAAAATACTCTCTGATAAACAGTCCTGAATATTGATTGTTTGGCATAAACATAACTGGAATGTTATATTTGAACCAAAAGCTATGGATTGATGCAATAAAAGATTTTCGATTATACTTTGTATCATAATTCCCTGTTGCAATATCCTCATAAGAAGCATTTTCAATTAGTAACACTTTAGTTTTTGGTGCAAGACATAATTCTTTTTCAAATCTGTCACGCTCTTTTGTCAAATTATTGCTTATTTCTTCAAGACTAGCTTTTCTCTCAATGACACATGTTGTATTAAAATACAAATCACGAGGTATGGATAACTTCTCATTTGCAGGAATCATGAACGAATAATCTCCATAACCGAGTGCTTTCTTTTTATATGAAATTCCTTTTCGATCAAAGTAATCTGTAATGTGGGAATTGACTTTCTCCCTTGTGTCAATAAGGATTGTAATGGAAGATATTAACTCTTCCATTTCCTTATCTGTATACTTATATTTGTTAAAAATCGTCTTCGTCCTCCTCAATATCATTTTTTATTACAAATTTGCTTAACCAAAATTCAAATTTATTAGGTACTTCTTTATAAATTTTCTTACCTGTAACTGGATTTATTTCACCAGTTGGCTCTTTTTTATTCTTCTTTTCAAGGGAAATAATATATAGAATTGCACCTAGATCAAATGGATTTCGATTATACTGACTTGTCCACATTTTTACTTCTCGTGTTTTACCACTATAGATTTCAAAAAGATGAACATTTACAATAGATTTTTTAATATCAAGTTCAGAAACATAATATAGACGTTTGCTTACTTTTGAATCCGAGTCACTGACAATACCAAGAACTTCTCTCTGATTATCAAGCCTTTCCTTTAAAGTTAATTCTCTATAAGGAATATTAGAAATCAATTCCTTAATAATTTGTTCTGAGTCAAGTTTATTGAATTGTTTAGCTGTCTCATTTCCATGTTTTACAAGTATATCAAATGGAATATTATTCTTTTCAGCTTTATCTTTGGAGATCTGCTTCGCACCATTTAACAAATCATATAGTCTTGTAATCTCAAGTAAAGCATTTACATCACCATATTTCTTAAAATAATTGATTCTAATAAGTTTATTTACAATGGTCTTATTAATTGAATTTGAAAATAGTGCAGTTAATACATCAGTAAATGTTTTATATTTCGACTGTCCTAATTCATAAAGAGTATCAACAACCCCTTCACCAAAGCCTTTTACACTTGATAAATTTGGATATATTAATTTATTCTCTTCATTAATTGTCACTTTTCTGTTATCTGCACCAAATTCATAATCGCCTAGTTTATATCCCCAAAATTTAATTGCTTCTTTAACAAGAGCATCTATCTTATCCTTTTTATTCTTTTCTTGATAATGATTGATTGCTACTTCATAAAATGTTTTAGTATGATGTGCTTTAAACCATGCTTGATAGGCAGAATCTCCACCCATTGAATAAGCATGTGGAGAATTAAATGCGTATGATCCAGAAGACTCTATTACATTCCAAACATTATTAAAATTATCTGTCTTACCGATTTCTGCTTTCCAACCTTCTATTAATCGTTCCTGTAATTCTTTTAACATTTCAGGATGTAATTTATATTTCTTTTTTGAAATATTTTTAATAACTCCATATGTTTCTGCCATTTTCAATTCCAAGAATGATAATACTTTCATAATAGATTCCTGATAAATCATAAAATGCGCAGTATCAGATAATAAATCATCAATCTTTTTTTCGCCTGTAGTATATGGTTCACGATTCAAGAATGTACTAAGTAATGACGCAAAACCTGGTCGAATTGCTGCAATGAAGCTACTTAACTCCGCTAAATTTTGCGGTTTATACTTCTTCACTCGATTAGTAGTCGCCTCTTTCTCACACTGATTAATACAACATGTAATACCATTTGCATAAATATCCCATGTTTTTTTATCACCATCAATCATATGTCTTAGTTCATCAAATGTCGGAACTTCCATACCAATGCTATGAAAGAATTTATATGTAAGATAAACACTATCTACAATAAGAAAATCCTCTTTTACATATCCGAATTCATCAAGATAACCACCTTCAATAGCTGCACATACTGTTCTTTTGCCAGTTGATCCAGAAACAGCACTTATTAATCCTACTTCTCTACGAATATCACCATCAAAGATAAAATGACCACAAGCATGTACTTTCAAATTGATTGTGATCCCTTGGTATT